TCGTAGGGTGGGTGTTTATTCTAGTTTTCCTGAGTTTGCTAGGAGTAGGTTGATTGAAGATTTGGAGCAGGTTAAGAGAAAGAATCCTGATAGGGATGAGAAGATTAGGATTGTTGGTAAGGATGAGGTTAAGGAGATTATTGGTAGAAGTCCTGATTTTGGTGATGCTTTTTCTATGAGGTGGATTTTTGAGTTTGGGCCTAAGTTTGCTATGAGTTTTGTTTAGGGCATAGTAATATATAGTAGTTTGTGTATATTTTTAGTGTTGATTTTTGGAGAGAAAGAATTTAAGGAACTTAGATTTTTTCATGTTATCACTTCCTATTGCCTGCTTGATAATGGTTTTTTTAGGTTCTTTTTCTCCTTTCACATCCCTTTTATTATAAAAAAACACATATATTTAAATACTAGTTTAAACATGGTTTTGGTTGTAGTCTTGATAGAAGATGAATTGTTGTAAATACTAGTTGATGCTAGTAATTTGATAAAGGGCATTATGGCCTGTTTAATGTTTATGAGTTTATTAGGTAATATTAGACAGAAAGTAGATAATGCTGTTTTTAGTTATTCTGGGGTTAAGGTTGGTGAGAACCAAATGCGTCCTATTGGTTTTGGTAAGGCTGTAGGCGAGACTAAGAATGCTGTTTATAAGGCGTTGATTCCTACTTGGCTTGTTAATCCTCCTTTTGGTTATCCTATTGGTAAGAATATTCCTGAGGTTCGTAGGCTTGCGAGGACTCCTTATATTTCTATGGTTACTAATATGGCTGTTAATGAGATTGCTTCGCTTGATTGGGATGTTAGTGTTAAGGATGGTATGAGTGTTCCTGAGGGTGTTGTTCAAATGACTAAGGATTTTTTGTATAATCCTAATTGTAATGATGAGTCGCTTGGGGATTTGTTAAGGCCTTATGTGAGGGATATTATTGAAATTGATGCTGGTGTTTTGGTTAAGGTTAAAAATCTTAAGGGTGAGTTTGTTGAGTTGTATGCTCGTGATGGTGGTTTGTTTACTAAGAATCCTGATAGGTATGGTGTTATGCCTGAAGAAAATGCGTTTTATCAGTATGGTTGGTATTCTAATGCTCAGCCTATTCCTTTTAGGTTTGATGATGTTGTTTATACTATGATGTATCCTTTGAGTGATTCTATTTATGGAATGTCTAATATAGAGGTTCTTGATGAGGTTTTGCAAATGCTTATTTATGGTGTTTCTAGTAATCTTGATTATTATGCTGATAATAATATTCCTAAGGGTGTTATGAGTTTGATTGGGGCTAATACTGATGATGTTAAGGCTTTTAGTGATAATTTTAGGGAAGCTCAGAAGAAGCGTGATGGTGTTGGTAAGTGGTGGAAGAATCTTTGGACTATGCCTGTGATTAATGTTGAGGGTAAGTTTGAAAGAATAGGTTTTAGTAATATTGAATTGCAACAATTAGAACAACAACAGTTTTTTGCTAAGCTTTGTTTTGCTGTGTTTAATGTTAATCCGTCAGAACTTGGTTTTACTGAGGATTCTAATAAGGCGACTGCGACTGTGCAGTCTACTGTTTTTAAGAGAAAGTTTTTGAAGCCTTTGATTAATTTAATAGAGTATAAGTTTAATACTCAGATTGTGAATGATTTGCCTTGGATTAAAGGTAAGTATGAGAATTGTTTGGATTTTAGTTTTATTGAGTTTGATGTGCAACAGGAAAAGGCTAAGAGAGAATTGTTATGGGGAGATTTGGATAAGCGTGTTAAGACTGTGAATGAGGTTAGAGAAGAACTTGGTTTGAAGCCTATTAAGTTTGGTGATAGTATTGGGGACCAGTCTGGTTTTGGTTTTCAGAGTACTAGTAATACTGGGTTTAATGCTTTTGATGAGAAGGATAGGATGGCTGATAAGGAAGCTGTTGATGTTAGTGTAAAGTCTTTTAGGGATACTACTCGTGTGATAAAAAAAAAAGTTGGGTTAAAGGCTTTGTCTAGTGTTAGTCCTTTGGGTTTGAAAGAGTTTGAGCAAGAGTATAAAAAAGTGTTAAAGAATTTTGAAGATATTGTTTTGAAAGAAGTTGAGGTTTATAGTGGTGGTAAGATTGAATTAAAGGCTCTTGATTCTAATGTGATTAAAAAAATATTGGATAGTATTGATTTTAGTGTTCTTGGTAATAGTGTTAGGGGTTTGTTAAAGAATGGTTTTTTTAAGGGCCTTGAAAAGAGTGAGAAGGAGTTGAATATGAATTTTGTTGTTGATGATAAGACTTTGAATTTTTTGTCAGAGTATACTTTTGATAATGTTAAAGGTTTGGAAGATGAGGCTAAGGGTAAGTTGAGGCAGGTTTTACAGCGTGGTGTTATGGATGGTAAGGGTGTTCGTGATGTTAAAAAGGATTTGAGAGAAGTGTTTGATATGGCTGATAATAGGCTTGAAATGATTGCTCGTACTGAGTTAAATCGTGCTAGTAATGAGGGTGCTTTGAGTGGTTATAAGCAGAGTGGTTTGAAAGGAAAAAAGAAATGGTTGGCTACTATTGATAATCGGACTTGTCCTGTTTGTAAGAGATTAAATGGTAAGGTTGTTGGTTTGGATGAGAAGTGGGTTGATAATGTTACTGGGCAGTCTTTTAATATTGCTTTGGCGCATCCTAATTGTAGGTGTACGCAGACTTTTGAGGTGGATTAAATGGTTTTGTTTGTTGATATTGATTTTAAGACTTTTAAAAGGTTTTTGTTGGATAGGAAAACTTTTTTTTGGTGTGAGGATGAGGATAGTTTTTTGATTGTTAAGCCTACTGATAATTATTTTTTGCGTACTATTGTGTATAAAGAAGGTTCGGTTGAAGAGGTTGATGTTTGGCGTGATATGAATTTGTCTAGTAGTGGTGGTGTTCGTGTTATTGATTTTGAGTTTGAGGGTGGTTTTTTGCCTAAGTTAAAAGAAGTTGTTTTGGAACCTAATTATAGTGATGATGAGACTAGTGTTGATGATTTGGAAGAAGATGATAGTCCTGATGGTGATGATGTTGATGGTGTTGTTGTTGGTGAGGGCGAAAATAAACAGGTTGTGAGATAATGAGTATGAGTGGTTTTTTGGACCAGAGAGAGGTTGATAAGTTTAAAGAAATTAATAGTGAGACTGCTGTTAGGGTTTTTGATGTTGTTGGTACTAGTTTGATTGGTGGAGAGTATGATTATGTTGAGTTGTCTTATACTGGTGATGATTTGACTGGTGTAGTATACAAACTTGGCGGAGTGTCAGGAACTGTTGTATCTACTTTAACTTTGGGTTATAGTAATGGTAATTTGGTGAGTGTGGCAAAAACATGAATAATGGTTGTTTTAAAGAAGGGCATACTCCTTGGAATAAAGGATGTGTTGGTTTAACAGTTGCTTGGAATAAAGGGATTCCTCAAACTGAAGAGGTTAAAAAAAAAGTGTCAGCTAAACTTAAAGGAAGAAGAATATCTAAATTAACTGAATTTAAAAAGGGACAAGTTTCTTTAAGAAAAGGTAAAAAACATACTTTAGAAGCTAGAAAAAAGATGTCAGAATATCATTTTAATTTAGCAATAGAAAAGCATCCTAGATGGAAAGGGGGCATTACTCCTGAAAATATGAGATTAAGAGGTAGTAAGAAATATTTATTATGGAGAGAGAGTGTTTTTAATAGGGATAATTTTACTTGTAAAGCTTGTTATATAAGAGGTGGGGATTTGGAAGCTCATCATATTAGGTCTTTTTCTGTTTTTGCAGAAGATAGGTATGATTTGGATAATGGTATTACTTTGTGTGTTGAATGTCATAAAGATATTCATAAGGGGTTGAGTTAATTATGCCTAATAAGTTTGTGTTTAATCCTTTTTCTAATACTTTGGATATTGTTAAGAATTTGGATAATCCTGTTCAGTTTAAGGGAGATATTAGTGTTGATACTGATTTCCCTTTGAGTGCTGATGTTGAGACTGGGTGGTTGTATTCTGTTAGTGGTAGTGTTACTGATGATGCTGGTAGTGAGTATACTAATACTGGGCAGTCTTTTGTTAGTGGTGATGAGATTGCTTGGAATGGTTCGGATTGGAGTTTGTTAGGGAATACTCTTAATTTTGTTCCTTATACTGGTGCAACTGGAAATGTTGATTTGGGAAGTTATGGTATCACTGC